TTATGGTCATTTTTGGGGCCTGCATCGAGTAGTGATCTATTCAAAAGCCTTGCAGCGCAACGATCTATAAGGAAAAAGGTGCCGAGGAGATAAACCTGCATTTTTAGTAACACATTCAAAAGCCTTGCGGCGCAACGATCTGTAAGGAAAAACGAAAAGGAGATAAATCGCCTAATAGAAAAGGTGGGGGAAACGTGTATCAGGGTGATACAGTCTCACTATGAGTCTCATGAGACTGTAGAAAAAGTAAAAAAAAGTATTTTCTTCTATTCTCTCTATCTCTACCAGCTCCCATCAGGCTTTTGGGCATGTTACTGAAAATGCAGGCGATTATCCGCCATAAGTCAAGCCTATAAGACCATTTTCTTCCTGCCGGCAAGATAAAAGCATGAAAGTATGTCGCGCTGTAGTATCATGCAACTACAGATAAAGGCATCATGGATTCGTCTCTTTCTCGCATTAACCCCACTCCTATTCACTGCCGGCCAGATAGCGAAAGATTATTGCGCACACACAATGTTTGGCAGGCATCTTGGGACCAAAGCAGCGAGAATGAAGAGGCGCCAGATTTAGAAGCATTAACAAGAGAGGCATTCAACTATTACGCCGCTGGCTTGTTGCCGGTTCAAGTTAGATGGAAACTGGCAGAGGCGCATTCATACCTGAACAACACCACGCTGACCCGCATTCAGCGCCGCGCCGAGAAGGCTTTGATGGCCGCTGAGATCGCTCCGCCAGAGCTACGCCGCGCCATGGTGGCCGCAGCCCGCCAGACGGCCATTCAAGGGGCCATAGCGAGGGGTGATTGGGGGCCAGCACTTAAGGGGCTAGAGCGTGCCGGGGAGATCGCTGGGGAGCTGCGTGAGTCGGCTGGCTTGAGCGAGGAAGACCTTGTGCTGACCGTCTCGGTCGAGGCCCCCGTCCTCCCTGCCGGTGAGTCTCAGCCAGTCTCGGATGAGACAGCGCCCAGTCTCACCGATGAGACGGTTGAGATTGAGGCTGAGACTTGTTGAGAACCCTTGCGGCGCAATGAATCTCAAGTGAGACGGCCATTCATGCAACTAAATGTTAAGCATTCATAGTCGCTGGCCTTGTTAGGGTGGTATTGTATGGGAGTCATTCATTCAGGGGCATTCATGGCTAAATCCTTCCCCAACATTGACATAAGTTGTCGAACAGGCGAATATGTAGGGTATTCAGCCGGCAACGATGGAACATGGTTTATTAAAAGAGCTAACCCTATAGGCTCAAAGTATAGATGGCTTGTGCAAAAAAGAAATAATAAGGATTGCTTCTACGCAAGAACCCTGGGAGAGATAAGCGAAAAATTAGCAAGCCTTGACGAACCTCCCACTGTTACTAATTGTTAAGCGTCCAGCCACACCACGCTGACAAGCCTGCTAGTATTAACAAGCAAACACGCACCGCCCCACCATGGCTGAATTGATCTCCAGAGCTGAATATCTAACCGGCCCTCGCACTGGCGATCCGCTACTGCGGCGGATAGCCCATCGAGAGTATTATGCTCAGTTTGTGACCCCCGCCCACCTTGCTAGGCTCAAAGCCATAGCCGACAGAATCAAGGCCAGCAAGGATCCATACTTTAACGACATGGACTTAAAGGTTTGGGATGAATTGTCACTCCCTATTCCCATGGAATCAAATACATTGTTGCGCAAGTGTGGCGATTATTCTAGCCTTTGTGGTGCTGTTTGCATCCTAAAGGAAGCTGCCGAACAAATTAGGGAGGGTTCGGCTAATGTCTGACCTAATTCTCGGCCCAGTGATCGTGACTAAATTCTGCCCTGCAACTAATACGCGGGGCTCTCGCATTATGGCCACGCATAAGCGAGATAATGACACTACATGGCGTTGTTATTTTGACTACGAACACGCTAAAAATGCAGACGAAGCGCACCAGAGGGCTGCCGAAAAACTACTGGCATCTTGGCCATACAAAAATAACCTCAAAATAGTTGGCATGGGCCATGATGCTAGTAATTATTATTTTCTCTGTCAGTCTGCCTAGCATTCGTTGCAAACTGTTAAGCTCCCAAGATCCTACCGTGCTAAGGCATGGTAGGATATGCAAGCACCAAGGCAAACAAGCACCATGTCTGAGCAACGTTGCAGCTATCTTGGCGAAGTGTTCCCAGACTTTACGGCGGAACTTCGCCCGTTTAAGGGGCATCCTTGTGCGGGTCGTTCCCAAACGGGATACGGTAGAAAGATCCCCACCGACTACGCTATTAGATTAGGTGCAAGGTGGCACCGTGTCTATGTTTGTTGTTTCAGCAACGCTGGCACCGCCTATATTATCACTAAGGATCATCCTTTCTTAGTGGTTCTTGACGGCGATCTTATCAGCGTTAGAGGTTAAATCTTAATCCCCATTATCCCCATTATCCCATCGCCCTAACGTAATGACAATCATCCGTTACTATTCCAGCTTCAGAAAGTCGGCAGGCTACGTTTTCCCCGTTACTGCCGAGGTTGTTACGGCAGAATCATGCGAAAATGGAGATGCTGAGCGAAAGGGATATATTGATTCCCTGGGCAACTGGCAAGATGAGCAGGATTGTTGGGATCTTAGGACGTTGCTAGATAGGCTGCCGGGGGGCAGATGGGAAGGTGACGGTAGCAACGTTCCTAGATGGATAACATTAGAGTGTGATTCTGACGGTTGGCTCAATTCATTGTGGCAAGATGTTAGCGCTGATATAAGTGACGTGTTGTCGGTAGGGTTTAGCGTACACCAACCGCCACAATTATCCGATGCAAGCTGGCTGAGAGCTTGCAAGATGTTAGGCTGGAAAGGTTAGCTTTAGTTCACTTTAATCCTATCATCCCATCATCCCATCATCCCATCATCATGCCTAAACTACCAACAGTTAAAGAATTGTCTGATTTAATCAAGTCGATCAAGCCAGAGATATGCGATGAGTATAAAGATGAAGACGATCAGTTGCCTGGGATTGATTTAACCTGCGGTATCAACGAGTCAGGAGAATGGAGTTACCAGACAGGTGATAATTCTTGCACTGGCGGAGCTTATCATTACCCTCACTGGGCAGTTGTTAGTATATTTAGGCGCAGTAACAGTAGGGAGCTTGCTAAAGAGATTAGGGAGCAATGGCTAGATTTACTTGCATCTTGCGCCTAGCCAGCCACATTACTAAGTGTTGCGGGTCAGACTGCGAGCGTGGTATCTGACCCTAGAATGAACAGGTAAACGACCGCACCGCTTCCAGTGAACCCGTTCATTCCATCTGCCGATATGTCACCCGCAGAACAACAATCGTTCAAGGATTGGGCCCGCGCTAACTACGTTCCCTTTGAGCCTATTAGTGGAATATGGCATCCAATCATCCAAGCTGAATGCACCTTAATTAACCAAGAAACCGAAGTTAACCTTAGTTAACCTTTAACCTATCACTCTCCAATCCTTCCCCGGTTTGTTATGCTTACCGGGGGCAGGGTTGCGGTTTCCGCATAGCGGGGAGGGGGTGCCCATACCTCTCCCATCTCGCAGAGCTTGCATAAAAATATAGCAGCAATTCGCCCACAAACAGAACTGTTGCATGTTTTTCATTCTTCCCCCAACAATATACCCACAGACAAAAATACGCCAGCGTACAAGCTAGCGTATAAGTAGGCGTACAGGTAGCCGGGGGTAGGGGTTGCGTTTATGGCCTGCAAGTAAGCATCCATCCACCAGTGCCACCAACCATCCAACCTTTGCTAATTACCCATCAATCATAGCACAATCATCGCAGCGTCAGCGTTTTGCGGGCAACAAGATGTGTCACTCCTGCCGGATCAATGACAACAACGCCAGCCGTTGCAGAGGACGGTAACAGTTTGTAGGAATATGGCAGTTTCCAGCCAATCTCGCCATTGTGCCGGACCATCGTAAACTCGCGGGGGCGTTCCATAGCTCAATCATACTCTGTCATAAATTCAGCCTCAAAAGCCTCTGGAGAAAGTGCCGCCCGTGCTTCATCGAGGCTGGCCTGGGTGATATTGCTACCACTTAAGCTGCTTTTAGTGTAGCAGCTAACACTGTCTTTGTCAAAGCCAGCCTTGCCGACCATGAGCCGTGCAAGCAGTCTTAAGCGTTTAAGCCATTTTCTGCGAGGCGGCGTTCCGGTGAGCAGCAGCCAGCAGCCGTCATTCTCCCAGCACAGGGCCGTAAGACGCTGAACAGATCGCCTGCTTTCAAAAAGCTTCGGGGAAAGCCACGGGGAAAGCCACGGCTCGTCTATGGCGATCCCGCCAATTCGCTTGTCAACGCTTTTTACGCTTTCGAGTCGGCTGACAAATTGAACAATTGAACCGCTAGATGCGCAAAAAAACGTGAGACTGTCCTTGTTGGCGGTCCAGCCGCTTTCGTCGTTCAAAACCTCAAGAAAGCGCTTCCAGGCGCATATCGCCATTCGACGGGAAGGAGAAACGTGAAAATATGTCAGGAAAGAGTGCAAAAGAGCTTCGGATCGCAGCTTTAAGCAAGCCGCAGTAGTCTTGCCGAAGCGACGACCGCCTGCAAGAACACAGAATCGACCGCTATCATTAAGACTTTCTTCTTGAGCGGAAGTCAAGGGGATCATGTTCGCGGGGGCGTTCCATGGCTCAATCATACCTCATCCCTTGCCGGCAAGCAACGTGATAGAATGACACTGCAACAATCAACGCATCATGGGCACTCTCGCTGACTGGCAGATCCACGAACGCTGCATGGCTGGCATGGTCACGCCATACGATCCTGCGCTGGTCAACCCGGCATCGCTTGATTTGCGCTTGGGCGGCAACATTATGATCGAATCGGCGGAAAGCCCGGAGATGGTGCTAGTTTCAATCGCTAAATACACAGAGAAAAATCCTTACTTCATCGTGCCAGGACAGTTTTTCCTGGCTGAAACTGAAGAGTTTTTTAACATTCCCAACGACTTAGAAGGCCAATTTATCCTTAAATCCTCTCGCGCAAGAAGTGGGCTGGAGCACCTTTTTGCCGGATTTGGCGATCCCGGCTGGCATGGCTCGCGCTTAACGCTTGAGCTTCTAAGCGTTCGCCAATTTTGGGAGATAGGCATTTATCCAGGCATGAAAATTGGGCAGATGAAGTTTTCTACGATGGATTCCGAACCTAGGCGCTCTTATGCCGTCACCGGCAGGTATAATAACGATGCAACCGTTACCGCGTCAAAGGGTTAAAGTCATGGCAAACCTTGAAGAAACACTAGAAGAACGCGGCAAGCGCTACGGCAGGTTTGCGGATCACGCTCAAGTTACACAAGACTTAAAGCTAGTTGTCGCTGCCTACCTTCGATCTCGCGGAAAGACGCTCGCAGCAGATCAACAGGAGGCACTGGATATGATTTTCCACAAAATAGGCCGCATTGTTTGCGGCAATCCTGACTACGGCGATAGCTGGCACGATATTACCGGTTATGCCAAGCTGGTGGAGGATCGGCTTTACGCTGATAAGGACCCTGGCCTGTAGACAACAATGGGCAAGCGAGTCATCTTAGCTAAATGCGCAAGCCCAGGCTGCGGTTCCCTTGACGTAACCATCATAGAAACACGCATGACAGCGTGCGGCAGTCGCGCAAGACGGCGGCGTTGCGCTTGCTGCGGCCACCTGTGGTACACCGTGCAGCCGCCTGAAGAGCAAGTCGAAAGCTGGCGGCTGATCTGGACAAAGAAAGGGCCAGTCACACTGGAGCCACCGCCAGAATCTGCAGAAAAAGACAAAATATAGAGAATCAATATATCTGGTGAGTGGTGACAGTACCTGACTCGCCTTTTGCAAGGTTAAATTTACCTAAACACAGATACCCAAAGGCGTCGAACGCATGATCGACGCCAAGTTTTTTGTTTGGCATTCTTGTTCCTTCAGCGTAACCAAGCGTACGAAACGACTTTATTAGCTCCCGGCAACGCGGATGAATCTTAGTATGCACTTCCCCGTCTGCCGTGCGCAATGCTGCGTTCACAGATCGAATCTTGTCAGCAGTGTTATAGGGCGCTTCAGGGGCAAAAACAGTAATTCCGGCTTTTCTTAGGATCTGATGATCGCTGACGCCAATACCAGACGTTTGCTTCCTTTTGCCGGTTGGATCAGGACAAGCAATAATACGGCGGCGAGTTTCGGCAAATCCGTAACCATCCTCATTTTTCCAGCAGTCGCCGCCATACAGATCAATTAGCACCCCTGCCATATCCCAAGTGGTAGCACCCTTTAGGTTTAGCTCATTAAAGATTCGCAGTTCCGTTACTCTGCCGTTTACCTTAATAATGTTTGCGCAAATAGCAGTAAGCGGATCGTTGTTAAAGTCCATTCCAACATATAGCGGCAACCTTGGATCGTCTTCAATCGTTGAGTCGATATTATCCATCGAAAAACACGACACCACAAGACCCGTATTTGATAGTATCTTCGCTTCGTACTCGCGCTCGAACACTTCAGGCGCTAGCGTTCTTCTGGCTTCTGCAATCTCAGATGCTGGAATGTTGCCGCCTTGCAAGGATGTGTACTCATATAATGACCATTGCTTAGGGTCAAGCCTTTCTAGGCCAGGATCGGCCATGTCAGCATTCTGTAGAAGCAAGATTGTTTCGTAGAACCAACCTGCCGTGCCTTCAGGCGAAGGAGTGGTAGTAAAGAGCGCCCAGCCGTTGCGGTCAGACAGCGCAGGACGAATAACTGATCTCCATGTATATTCCGTCTGAAAAGCGCATTCGTCTAAATTTACTCCGCTCAGTGCAGGACCGCGCAAAGCATCTGGATCTTCAGAACCCTTAAGGTAGATGCAAGATCCGTTAATCAAATCTATTCTAAGGTTTGATTCGTTTTTCTTTCTTATCCAACGTTCGGGAATAATACTCTTGTAAGTATCCCAAGCGATCTCTTTTGCCATCCGATACGTTGGCGCAACATAATAGTAATTGCC